CAATTGGCACAAGCGATAGAGCAAACGAGTAGCACAAAGGCAGTTGAAGAAACACCTTTGCAGCAAAAGAAGAACGAGGAACTTGAGCAATCACTAATATCAATTTTGAATAAATTCTAAAGTAAAATTAAAATGGAAGATTTAAAAAAGTTTGAAGCTGCTCTTGATGCCAAATTGGCTGAGCAGAAGGCTGAAGTAGCCGTAAACACAGAGAAGGCTGCAAAAGCATTTGAGTCAAGGATTGAGCAAATCAACGAGGAGTTGGTTAAAGCTAACAAGACTGCTGCTGAAGCAAGAAACGAAGTTCTTGAGGCTAAAGCATCTTTTGGCAAATTGCAAGCTAAAGAAAGTGCAAAAGTTGCTACTTCTTATGGTGAGCATATCATGAACATCAAGAACGAGATTGGTAATGCTGTTGAGAAAGGATGGAGCGATATCAAAGCTGCTGCTCGTGGCAATGGTAAAGGTTTCAACTACGAAATGGATGCCAAAGCTGTTCAAACAATGACCATCGGTACTAACCTGACTGGTTCTGTTTATACCTCTTATGTTGACAACGCTTTTATGAGATCTTATGTTAACCCTCATCTGCGTTCAGTTTTCAACATCATCCCTGTTTCTACCGGATCAGTTTCTTTCCCTCGTGGTAATACTCCAGTTGGTGAAGGTTCTTTCGGTAAGCAAACTGAAGGTTCTTCTAAGCCTCAAGTTGATTACGATGTAACAGTTGTAAACACTGCCCTTTCTTTCATCGCTGGTTATGCTAAAGTTAGCCGTCAGATGATTGATGATTTGCCATTCTTGCAATCATATCTTCAGCAGTCTTTGATTGAAGATTTCCAAAAGGCAGAAGATACTTATTATCTGAATGCAATCGCTTCTTCTGCAACCGCAGGTTCTTCTTCTGGTGCAAACACCGCTGAAAAGTTCATTGATTACGTTGCTCAGTTGGGTGCTTTGAACTGGATGCCAAACCTTGCTTTGACCACTCATGCTGGTTGGGCTGGATTGTTGAAAACCAAGCCTGCTGATTACTCAGTACCTGGTGGAATGGTTATTGACCAAAATGGTAATGTTAGAATCGTTGGTATCCCAGTTATCCCTCATTCTTTGGTTACAGCTTCTAAGATTTATGTAATGGACACTACCAAGTTTGCCATTGCTCAACAATCTGGTCTTGCTGTTCGTAGCACAGAGTTCAATGAAGATGATTTTACCAAGAACTTGATCACTTTCCGTTGCGAAGCTCGTTGTGAACTCCTTCAGTTCCAGCCTTCAGCAGCAGTTTATGGTGCAATCTAAGGTGTTGTTTTTTTAGAGTGTATATTTTGGGGGGCGGTATTCTTATCGCCCCTTTTTTTAACTTTGTACTATGGAAGTAAAAATACTATCTACTAACAATTCAAAAATGCTTTATGGGGCATTGAAAGAGATGCACCGAAACTCATTAAGTGGTGAGGTTGTTTATGCAGTTCCACACGATGACGCAAGGACATCATTCAACCTATCAATGCAGAAAATAATGAATAGTACCGATGGTGTACTATTGCTTTTTGAAGATGATGTTGAGATAAGGGATTTTAGTCATTTTGAAGAGGCTATATCTCAGTTACCAAGTGATTGGGAATTGTGCTACCTTGGGGCGAATCTTATTGCTCCTATTGAGAAGTATAGTGATAATCTTTACAAAACATTTGGTGCATGGACTACTCACGCAGTGATGTATAATAACCCAAAGGAACTGTGCAAAGGATATACCGATACAAGCATTATGTTTGATGATTGGTTAAAGACATGGGTACACCCAAGAGGTAATACTTATATAATTAAACCCATGATAGCTTGGCAGAGACCACACCAAAGCGATTTATGGAATCACTTTGCCGATTATACAAGAATATTTGATGATTCGGCAGCTAAACTAATTTAACTATGAACATTGTAGCTTCTATTCACTTATACCCTCCAGAACACGTTTGCGGTGCAGAGATGATGATTCATTGGATGCTAAAAGACTTGCAATCTAAGGGCCATAATGTTAGGGTTCTTTTACATGATGCGAATAGGCACAAGATCACCAATAATTATGTGTTTGATGGCATTGATGTATTTCCTCCCAATCCTAATGTGATTGATGGGATGATGAGATGGGCAGATGCTGTTTTTACCCATTTGGACTACACCAGGTGGACAATCCATACGGCAAAGCTATATAGAAAGCCTGTTTTCCATCTAATCCACAATTCTCACCCATATCCGGAGATTATTGATGCAGAGAAAAAACAACACATAATATACAATTCTTTATGGTTAAAAGAACTTTTGAACTATAATTTTAGTAATTTTATAGTGACTCCGCCAGTAGACTACAATTACTATGACTTGGAGAATGAACCTGAGAAGTCTGAATATATCACTTTAATAAACTTAAACGAGAACAAGGGTGGGAAGATATTTGGCGAGATTGCAAGAGCAATGCCACACAAGTCATTTTTAGGGGTTTTAGGGTCATACGATGAGCAAATAACTCCAAACCTACCAAATGTGACTTATGTGCCTAATTCGCCTAATATTAAGCAATGGTACGCAAAGACAAGGATACTTCTGATGCCATCAAAGTATGAGAGTTGGGGAAGGACAGCAACAGAGGCGATGTGTAGTGGGATTCCGGTAATTTGTACTGATACACCTGGGTTGAAGGAGAATTGTGACAAGGCAGGTGTTTATATTAAAGATAGGAATAATGTCAAAGATTGGGTTGAAGCTATTACAAAGTTGGATGACAAAAAAGCCTATTCATGGGCCTCAAGAAAAGCAAAAGCGAGATCAAGAGAGTTTGACACAAGAAAAACGCTTGATGAGTTTGAGAACTGGTTCAGAGAAAGTGTTAATAAATATAATTAAAGATGACATATATAGACGGAATCACAATATTAGCTGACGCGGTTGTAGAACCCGTTAGTCTTACTGATGCTAAGAATTGGTTGCGTATAACTAATTATGACACCGATGATGTGCTTATTGGTGACTTGTTAAATGGCGCAAGGGTGCATATTGAAAAGTTGACCGGTTGTTCTTTGGTTAACAAGTCAGTAAGGATAAATGTTGAACTTACTCCACAGAGCCAAGGCTTTTGGATGCTTGATGTACCTTACGGGCCATTGCTTTGTGTTGATGAGGTTAAGATTAAGACGGGTATGAATACTTACGAAGTATTAACCAAAAATACTGACTTTGAGGTGATAGGTGGTAAAATTTGGATATATAAGGCAGGTATATATGTTATAAAGTATCAGTGCGGATTTAGCACAATTCCAGAGGACTTGGCAACTGATATACTTACTTTGGTTGCTTGGTCTTATGAGAATAGGGGTAAGAAGTTCCAAGGTGATGCCAAGCAAGGTATGTTGAAAGAGTTCCCTAATTGGGATGGACTTAATTATCATCAGTATAAAAAAGTTGTGATATAGTGGCAAGAAGTCCATTAAATATTAAGATAACTGGGGTTGAGTCTACCCTTGCAACATTGAAGGATAAATATAATTCAGCAATGATGGAGGTAGACAGAGAGATGGCTGCATCTACTGAGCAAATGGCTACTACTGCCAAGTCTTTATTCCCAGGTGGAAATCCTGCTATTAAAGGCGAGACGCAAAAGTATGCTGAGATAAGGGCATCAATAAGGGCAGAGAAAAATAGACCATTTGCTTATAGCTTAGTGGCAGGAAAAAGTGGAGATGATATGCCTGCATATATTGAGTTTGGAACAGGTAGATATTTTCCAAAATATCCTGGTAAGGAAAAAGAATGGCAAGAATTAGCGAAGCAATACTATAAAAATGGTAAAGGTTGGATGTATCCATCACCATATTTTTACCCAAGTGTGACAAGTGGGATTGTATCTCTTGTAAACAATATAAAGCAGATATTTAAGAGGAATGAAAGATTGTAGCAATAATATAAGGGTTCAATACCTATCTAAACTAAGTGGTAATATTACTTACGGAGGTAAGAGTGTTCCCGTTTATGGAACTGATACATTTCAGACTGTTCCTCAAAACTATGTCATAATTGGTGATATAACAGAAAGTGCAGACAATAACAACCAATTGTTCGTAACTGAGGCTGATGTGGTAATTGATATATTCAGCGAGCAATACATGACAAGAAATAATAGTATTATTGATGATATTGCTGACCAAATCTTAACTTTGTTAATACCTACTACTGGTGTTCAAGATATGGGCGATGCTGAATTTCACATATATGCCAAAGCAA